CTTTAATGAACGACTGCCATTACTACTTTGACCAAGATATCGTACAATATGATTCTACAATCTTCTTCAATGGATTCTTCTTTTTCTAGAGGAGAGGTAAATATGAACTACCCTGTGACGAAGGTGTAGTCAACATTAGCTAGAAGGAGCGAGGATCCTTATACGTAAATATGATAATTAGGGGATAATAAAGATCATATGAACACAACCTAGTCGAAATAGACGACTAATATGTAGATGCTAGTGTCACACTAGGTTGGATCCGCAGTTCATAAGGATCTTTCGTTCATACCTCTGGAGATAAACTTCTCTTTCATGTACCCATATTCCCTATGATGAATGTCATTTATGCTTAATAGACGTGGCTTGGGAATTATTTCAATGCTATCAACAACAATAAGGTTGGTTTGATAAGCGATATCACCCTTAGGTGGCCATTTAGACAGCCAGTTAAGCTCGAAGTTACGTATTCCAGACCCACCTTCGAATCACTCTTAGACGGATAGGAAGTCACATATAGAATCGCTCCTTTCTATAACACTCTTATTAACAAAGTGAAGAAGTACTTACCTGTTGCTAAGGAAGTCATCAAGAGAGTTGCCAACGTTGATGAAGCGCGTCAAATTGTGTAAACAGCATATCCATACTTCTGGAATTCCACCACTAATAATAACCACAGCACAATTTCTACAGCTACCACCAACTGTAGAATTACTATCCCTTTTGTTAAAACTTACGAAATATACTCGCATAAAGCTAACAACTCTCCAGTCAAAGTAGAACAGACCAACTTTGTAGACGGTATGAAAGGTGATATTCTCTCATACTATAATGACCCACTACAGCACACAATAATGCAGCATAAAGATAGAGGCAACACCGACCCTGTCGAACCTAAGTAAATTAAAATCGTGCCCACAGTCTAAGATCTATCCATGTAAAAATAGCCAGAAGACCATTATTATTATTTCGAAAAAGAGAATCCGGGTTTTGTCACCATTCCAGAACATCTTATGTCGGATGATGATACTAAATACTACAATAAACAGCTTCCTTTGTTGTAGTCCTACTATGAAGTCAACAAGGGAAAATCGATCAATAGAACAAAGAAGTTCCTTTATGATTTTGAGCCTTATGCTAAGAGCACCCTCTCAGGGTGGCATACCACAGCTAAACCATACGAGTTTAGTAGCAAAAGCCTGGTTAATCAAACCTATGCCCTTTACTAACGCTTCTTGAAACCGACGCTCCGGCCTGATCCACAGTACTTGTAAATATTCGACGGTCTAGCAGCCAGATTTTTCGCCCAGTTAGAACCTAAACTCATTGGCGATTAGCAATTAGCTTAGTCTATACGAGAGCTAGACCCTCTATAATGGTTATAAACTAGGGAATATCCAGCTTTAAAGAAACAATAATACTATTAGACTATTATTAAAGAACTATAAACTAGCACCGTTAAGCATGGGTGTTACGAGACGATGGTCAAATCCGGTGAGGTCTATTTCACTGACATCGACCTAGAGGGCCAGCGTAATATGCCTGGCGATGACCGTCCGAGGAATATCATGATAGGATCATGGTAAAAACACGGTGCCTCCACGTACCTCTAGGGACCGATACATGAGGGTCTCCGCAGACACTGTCCTGGATACATACAGGCGATGAGAAAGGAAGAACTCACTGGATTACTAGCTGACAAAGTCAATTAATCCTGGAAGTCTTACTCTATGGACGGATCAGCTTTTGAGTCCACATAACATGTTGAGATTATGCGTATTGTCGATGATAGATTATACGATATTTACGCCAAACTCTTTCTCCGAGAACTACAGAATAATGTTTTCTTTTAAAGATAAAATACAGATGTCAAGAACCTAGTTGAGTCTTGGCTAAGAGACGTCAAAGATCATACTAACGTAATGTTCATCTGTTTACCAGGTGTTAATTCGGATCCTTGGCCCAAAGACATATCTAAGCTTTTTGCCACCAACTACCCAAACAAATAGTGCTCTCATCCATGGAATGACTATCTGTACCTTCGTATCGAAGGCTGCACTTTTAGTGGCGATCCTTATACCACAGTTCGCAACACTATTGCCTCTTTATTGTATGGTTACATGTATGCATTCATGGCAGGTATTCCTAGCCCATGGTGCGATGATCGAGTCTGCACGATCGCAGCAGGAGATGATCTTGTCATGTGGTCGAGTATAGACATTTCTACATCTATATTCGAGTGTACTTCCACCATAAAAGATGGTATTAAAGGTATTGGATAATGTATAAAAGAGGTGTGCGTCTCATATTATGACGATTTCATCTTCTGTTCCAAATGGGTCTTTCCTGGTATGTATATGGTTAGAGATGTTAACAAACTGGTTAACACAAAGCAATATTACTCCGGTTCGAATGACTTGATACATCAATACCCATATATTCACGCCTAAGCTATATACAATGGAGTCAAGTCTGAGAAGATCAGTCACCTCCTCGAAGCTTTCTTGGAAGTGCGCAAATCCAAGTTATATCAACCATCATTTGATGTCACAGATCTCGAATTAAACAAATATTAAAAATATGCTTTCGTTGAGGTCAACGATGGTTATAAACAAGAAGGCGAAATCAACTCGAGATGCGGGTTGACCATGCTGTCGCTTCTCACCGTCATTGAGGACAATTTTGTCAATGGCGTGCAAGACTTTGAGTAAAAAAATAACAATTTTACTTATACTTATGAATTAAAATAAATAAAACAAGTCACAA